CCTTTTATTATGCCTCCTAAACGGGTTGAGAAACCCTGTGCTGTCTTTGAAATTCGCTACAATCGTGAGACTTTTGAAGACTTTCGCGCCGTCGGTGTTGAACTCTCTAAATATGCCAAAAAGTGGGTCGTACAACTTGAAAAAGGTAGTGGTGGGTATGAACATTGGCAAGGTCGGATGTCTCTTATAAAGAAGAAACGTAAAACCGAACTCATCAGCCATTTGAACCAAGATGGCTTCATTTGCCCCAATTTCCTGGCTGAAACTGTCAGTAAAGAACATCAACGCGCGGCGTTCTACTGTATGAAGGAAGATACCCGTATCGACGGCCCGTGGACCAATGTCGATTACGAAAAGGCAAATGTATACATACCCCGTCAATTCCGTGGGCTTACCCTGTACCCGTGGCAACAGGCCGTAATTGACTCCGGCAAGGTCTTTTGTGACCGAACGGTCGACTGCATTATTGACCTTGGGGGGTGTAATGGTAAGAGTACCGTGGCGCGCATATGTATGCTCAAGCACAACGGTATAAAACTGCCCTGTCACAATGATGGCATCAAGTTAATCCAGGCCACCTGTAATATGTTAATGAAACGGGAACTACGTAACCCTTCGCATATCTTCGTAGATATGCCCCGAGCGATGGGTAAAGAAAAGCTCTTGGGGCTCTATACCGCCATTGAAGAAATCAAGGGTGGCTATGTGTATGACGAGCGGAACCATTACACTGAGTGGTGGTACGACTCTCCTCGTGTCTGGGTCTTTACGAACCAGGTGCCCGACTTCAAACTCCTTAGCGCGGACCGGTGGAAGTTATGGGCAATCAAAGACGGGGAGCTCGTACCCTACTACGATTTCGGATGCGACAAGTTAAACACACCCTCAATCGAGAATGATTAGACGAACGTAAAGTTCTGGAAAAACCCAAATCATTCTCTATCTTTCTTTTATTAGTTATTGGAACAACTGGAACAAATGTTCTTAAACAGCCTATGTATGCTATTTTGCTGCTCGTTATGTTACTACAGTCCGCCAGCGCGCGGGTTGTTATGTTGATGGCGGTGGTAGCTGCGGTGTACGCTGCGGTGTACGCTACGGTGTGCGCTGCGGTGTACGTGATGGTGCGCGCTCTCTATGTGGTCGTATATTGGGGTCCTACGCCCACCGAGACGCGCGCCAAGCGCCGCGTCCGCATTAGTTACGTGTTTCGCGTTACGGGGCCGCCGCCCCTCCGACGCGCCGACTTCATCGAGACGACGGGGCGGCGCTCGCCCCCCTTTCGATTCCCCAATCGCCTGGGGGATATTTTGCTTCGCGTGCCACCGGCCTTACCTTGTTCGGGTTGGCGCTAAGGGCGCCACCCTCCAAAACTATTTCTTATGGGCCTGAATTGGCTGTGGATTGTGCCAGGGTTTGGTGGCTTTGACTTTGTGTGTAGATACCATTGTTGGTGTCGTTGGTAATGGTTGGGTCAATATTCAATGACTGAGATTTCTTGTAATCTGCAGATGCTGTGTTTGCGCTCATTACAGATGGAACAGATTCGGTATCCTCCCGGAACCCCCATTGATACTTAATCTTACCGTGGACGTAAAACGATGCCTGGGATTCATCACCTTGATTGGTTTTGAAAGGTGTGCCGTCTTGGCCGCCGATAGAGGAGCCCGCGGCCTGTGGAACATTAAATGATTCCTCCGTTAATACCGGCATTTCTATAGAAGAAATTACGTTATCATAACTATTTTGGATAGCTTGACTATACGTGAATTGCTGAGGTGTGTTTACCTTTCGGTATTTAATAAGAATATATGTGTTACCGCTAACAAGGCCATCGGCAACCTCTGTAGAACGCCTACGAAGACCGAGACCAAGTTGATTTAACGAACTCTGGGCCATATCTTCGGCGGTGTTGTTATCGTTGAACGAATTTGTCTGCATTACGTTCATCTTAATTTGTTTCTTAAGGTCATATGTTGGGGGTTTCTTGTTCTTTCGCAACGCTGGTAACGTGAACTCGTGACAGTATTCAATTTTGTAATCGGACCATTCAAGGCCCTTGTTATTCAAATTGTTAAATAGCTGTTGTTTGTCCTCAGTGGTCCAAGTATGCGGCGCCGTTGGCTGTATATGACGTACGACCGTAACCGACACACGAACAGGAAATGCACGCGATGCCATAAATGTTAGGTCGAGGTGTATACCCTTAAACAGTTGCGAGTAAAACGCGTTTACGTTGTTTAACTCGGTTGATGTTTGAGTTACTTGCGCTGTTACAACATCAGTTTCATATTTGATAATGGAACCTCCGGCGGCTTCAACTGAACCAGGTAACTGATGACGTTGAATATCGGTTTTATTCTGGATTACATCCAATGGTTGGGCGGTGTTATGGTCCAAGTCGGTCCCATCCGCCTTAATCTTACGATAGAATGTAGTGTGAATACCGCTGTATGCGCTGGCATATGGAGTAAATACCATAGTCTGCACACGCTCCGAATCGAGACATTCAGGAGCCTTAATGGGATACCTAAACGTACCCAATACATTGTTTGAATTGGCGACCCGCTTTGATTTAGAAAGCAATACGGTTTGCCATACGTCGTTCTTATACTCCTTAAGTCGATCCAATTTCCATTTTGGAACCTTTGCCGATGGGTGTGTGTAAATGGTGCCCGTAGCAGTGGTCATACCACGGCCACCCTTACCTTTATTAACGGGACCGCTGGCCCCAGATTTGAGTTTTTCGTGGCGACTATACTGCCCTCGAGTTACGAGGCCGGTTTGCTTAAGTGCCTTATACTTACCCTTTGCACGTAGCCCAGCGCCCATTTTTCTAAACATCGCTTGGGCCTGTTGTGAACCAATACGTGCCCGTGGCCCATAAGTGGCCACCGAATCGGCTATAGCTGCTGCAGCGCGAACGGCCGGGTGCGCGTGATTCTGCATCATAGCCACTACATTACTGTTAGACGTTGTCATTGTTCCACGACCTCCGACAAGGCGACGGGGTCGTCGACGGCGTTGGTTACGCTGACGTCTCTTGTATCCAGTTTTCGCAGGCATATGCAACAACAAAAGGGATTAGGTAGGCGAATGGAAAAGCGAATGGTTACGCTGCGGTGGTAGCTGCGGTGTACGCTGCGGTGTACGTGGCGGTGGTAGAAGCGGTGTACAAGGTTGGTGTACAACCTTGGCTGAGATATTATCTGGGCTTTGCATCCAGCTTCTGGCGCCGCTATAATCCATTGTGGCTGCTCATCCGCGTGACCAGATGAGCTATTACCAGGGGTTGATTCCCCGCCGGATTTCGGCTCGGGTGTAGCGTCGGGAGAATATGTTTATGTGTCTGAACGCACCTATGTTTGGGTTCGGGTAAAATCGTTTTCACGTGCGTTTGCTCCAATATATAATTGTCTCGAGCGTAACACGCACATTTCGTTTTCCCTCTCCTTCTACTGTTTTGTACCTTTTATTATGCCTCCTAAACGGGTTGAGAAACCCTGTGCTGTCTTTGAAATTCGCTACAATCGTGAGACTTTTGAAGACTTTCGCGCCGTCGGTGTTGAACTCTCTAAATATGCCAAAAAGTGGG